TCAAGCATGATTGAGCAGAGTTTGGTGTAAATGCTACTGAACCTTTTGTAATAGAATAAGAACTAGAACCATCAAAGGTAATATTATCTAGTACCTCTATGTTTGATATTTTATCTAATCCTCTGCCAAGATAAGCCATTACTCTCCACCTCCATTATCTATTACTGTTCCACCATCTGCTATCCATGTCTGAATTGCTTGGTAATCTGCGTTTGCTTCGTCTAGTGGTACATAAAAAGTTTTATCATTTTCAACAACAATATAATTTTGAAATTCTGTTTTAAAATAATTTTTAGTGATTGATGTAAAATTTCTATTCATAATTATAATTCCGCATTAAAAGTTAATATAGCTGATGCACCAGCTGCATATATGTCATTGTTTGAACCACTTGACTGAGTATAAGCATTACAAACCATAGTTTTTGGAGATAAACCAAGTGTATTACTTGTTCCTGTAACTGCAGTTGAATCAGAAGAAGCTGTAGGTGTTGCTCTCATTAATGTGTTATAAAACACATTATGATATAACCATTGACTATTTGCTGTTGCAAAACCAAATCCCAAAAAATCATAATTAGTTTTTTGAAAATACCTTAAACATCTTTCAAAATTCACATCATAAGGCAAGAACTCAAAATCAGATGCAGTTGTTCCAGCTTCTAATTGTACGCCTGTAACATACCATTCGTTTGATGTGCTATCTGCAAGGTTGACTTGACCTACTTGTCTATTTGCTGATGTACTTGTTCCCCAAGAAGTTTGTAAAGTTCCAGAAGTAAAATTACTTCCAGCACCTAGCATGAAAGATAAACTTAAACTTGAGCCATTATCATTATTAAAAGCACCAGTAGTATCGCCATCATAAGTTATAGTTTTCTTTTCCCAAGCTGATGCAGATGAAATTGTATAAGACTTATTAATGTGTCTTGAATTATCATGGTCAAATAATTCAACAATATAAGTTCCTGTTTTATTAGATTTAACCCAAAATGAAACTGTTAAACTTTTAGCAGATGATGTGCCTTTTGATAAGTATTGTAAATTTTGACCTTCAATTTGTTGTCTAATATATAATTCATCTCCACTAGATGGAGAAGCGTCAGCAGTTGTGCAATCCATTTTTAAAGACTTAGCGAAACCTTGACCAGTTGGTACATCAGTTGATTGTGATTGTGTAAATGCACCTAAACTTCCTTGAACAGTTTGAAATCTATCTACTGTTCCATACTCAAATCCAATACTAGCTTTAGAAGTTCCTCTTTGTGCTATGTCCATTGAACCATTGATGATGAGGTTTCTGAACTTAACATTGTCTTGAAAACCAGCACTTGGTATTTTTGATATTGCCATTATTTATTCTCCAACTCTGTTATTCTTGCTTCTAATTCTTGAATTGTTTTAACCAGTAAAGGTACTAATTTAGATTGGTCAATACCTTGATAGTCTGGTGTACCATCTTCATTAACTGCATCTTTTTCTCCAGTAATTGCTTCTGGTACTACTGTTTGCACTTCATGTGCTAAGAAACCATCTACTGTTGTATCTGCGTCTGCAATAAAATTAAATCTTTTTGGTTTTAATTGTTTTAATCTTGATGTTGCATCTTCAATATCAACTAAATTTTCTTTTAATCTATGGTCTGAAGATGTGTTGTAAGATGTAGAACTTCCATTAGTTTGAATATAACCAACAGTTCCATTAGTATTATTAAATACTAAAACATTACTTGCTGATGAGGAATTTGTAATATTAAATTTAGCACCATTACTAGGAGATTGATAATTAACTGTTAATTTACCATCTGGACTTGTAGTTCCAATCATTACATTTCCACTACCTAAATCAACATTAACGCCATAAGTTCCATCTTCGCCAATTTTAAAACTTCCAGAAGAACCTATACCTTCAAGATAAAGTTCATCTCCATCTGAGTGAATTTTATAATTTCTACCAGAAGCACCAGTTGAATCAATTCGTATTTCTGGTGTATCTGCTTTAATCTCAAGTTCTGCATTAGGAGATGTTGTTCCAATACCAACTCTATTATTTGTATCGTCTAAATATAAAGTTCCATTATCATAATTAAATGGTTTTGAAAGTTTATCGCCTGTAACTGAATTATTTGGTGGTGTTACAGTTTGAACAGCTTTACCTAAATACACACAGTACATATCATCTCCAACTGATGTAGCTTCTGTTAGTGTTAATGTAGTACCACTTGCAGAATAAGAAGCTGTTGGCTCTTGTCTAACAAAGTTAATAAATAATGCTAACTCATTTGCATTAGCAACTGGATTATCCAATGTGTAAGATGTAGTCGCACTTGTACTAAAGTCTTGTTTAGCAAAACTTGTGTAACTTAATGCTGGTTGATTTCCTAAATACATCTATGCAACATCTGTTAATAGTGAAACAAAAGCATCAACATTACCTGATGAATTGTCTGATTTAATTTTTAATGAACCACCAGAAGGAATTACTACTTTTCCAGAAATCACTTCAAGTGAACTTCCTGTAGTTAAAGGTGCTTCTTTGATAAGAAATCTATCGTTGCTACCATCATTAATCATTACATCTACTAGAATAGATGTACTGCCTGTGTTAGCCACAAGACAACCAATAACGATTTGTTTGTTTGATGTAGTTGAAACTACTGTCGTTAAGCTATTATTAGCTATACGAGAGTTAGTTGAACTAAAGTTATTTGCCATTTTTTATTTTCTCCTTAATTATTTATCCAAGTGCTAAACTGAATGGGATTGCTGTTGGGTCTGTTTCTGTTTGTATTCCTGTATCTATATTAACCCACGCACTACCATTGTAGAAACGTAGAGTGTTAGATGTTGAATTGTAAAATAAATCACCTTCATCAAGTGAAGATGTTGGGTCTGACGAGCCAATTCTGTATCTATTTGCAAAAGTATTTACGTCAGCTACGTTTGTAGCAACTGTATTGATGTTAGTTGCATTACTAGCAACCGAATTAATATTAGAACTGTTTGAATTAACAGCATTTATGTTTGTTGAATTACTTGCTACTGCATTAATATTTGTAGAATTATTATTTACAGCAGTTACGTCACTAGAAATACCTGCTACAGTATTAATATTAGAATTTGCTCCTGCAACTGTATTAATGTTTGAATTATTACCTGCAACAGTATTTATATTTGTTGCATTAGAATTTACAGCATTGATGTTCGTAGCGTTAGAATTTACTGCACTAACTGCACTTGATATTCCTGCAACAGTAGTTACGTCAGATGATACTCCTGCAACAGTTGTTACATTACTTGCAACACCTGCCACTGTAGTTACATTAGTTTTAATATTCTCTACTGCCGCAACATCACTTGAAATTCCTGCTACTGCTGTAACGTCTCCTGATATTCCTGCTACTGTAGTAATGTTAGCATTGTTTCCCGCAACTGTTGTTACATTAGCATTGTTACCCGCTACTGTATTTACGTTAGTAATATTAGTTCCTACAGTATTAACATTAGCAATATTGTTCGATACTGTGTCTATTTCTGAAGTTGTTTCTTGTAAATCTAAAGCCGCAGTTTCTATTTCTGAAACTGTTTCGTTTAAATCATTTGCTACTACAATTACTTTAGCAATATCTGTAGCAACTGTATTTACTGAAGCAATGTTTGTAGCTACTAAACCAATATCGGTAGCATCACTAGCTACTGCTGTTACATTAGATGCAATACCTGCAACTGTAGTAACGTCAGAACTAATGCCTGATACTGTTGTAATATTTGGTAAGTTTGTAGATATAAATTGTTTGTTAACACCATCAGTATTGTTTACTGGGTCTGCTACATTTGTAAGTCTTTTATTTTGTGTGTCCCATTGAAAATTTGTATTAGATAATTTAATTACATCACCTGCATCATCAATAGCTTCTTGCGACATAAAGAACGCTTGGTCACTATCGGTATCTAAATCACTTTCTGTAAGGACTGACCCAGAAGCATAGTCTACTAATTTAGTAGTCTGTGACGTTCTTCTTCTAATCTCAATAGCCGCATCTTGGGCAGGTGCAGAGTTAAAAGTAAGGGTAGTTCCTGCACTATTTAAGCTAAAAGCTGTAGTAGCTACTCCTGATAGAGTAACTGTAAGGTCACTTGTGGCTCTATAGCTAAAAGGTATAGAATAAGATGTTGTACTGTTATCGCCTGTATAACGTACAAAACTATTTGCCATGTATGATTTTCCTTATGTTTTTGATTAGGTTTTACTAAAAGTGTAAGTTTAGTGTTTATTGAGTAAGTATCTCAATGTAGTTCTTTTTAGCTCTTTTTTTAGCGTTTTTTTTAATAAGTTTTCTATTTTTTCTCATATCTTTAATATTAGTAAATTCTTTTAATAATTGCTTTTTAGCTTTGGCTTCAGCTTTATGAACAAACTCTAAAATAAATTTCTGTCTTTCATCAACACCTGCGATAGTCCCATCAGCTTTTTTATATAGTTTGCTTTTAGGGTCTTGTATTACAGTCTCAATTAATTTTTTAAGAGTTAATCTTTGCCCTTTATAAGGTAAAGTAACTTGTCCTGTAAGCTCTCTCCATCTGTCATAAGCTGTTTGGTCTTTTGCATTTTTAATAGTTCTTAAATCAACACCAGATTTTCTATCTATTTTAGAAGGAGGTCTGTAATCAAAATCTCTATTTTCATAAAATTTTTGTATCATAGGGTTTTCAGTTTTAGTCATAGCAAAAGGTGAAGACCATAACCCACTTTTTCTACCTAATCCAAATAACCAACCTCTGTCTCTATCAATTACTTCACCATACATATTACGTTTTGGCATAATACTATCTGTACCTTTCCAAGGTTGTATAGCTAATAATCTATCATTTAGAGTAAATAATTCTTTTTGATAATCTTCATCAATTCTTGAAGCGTACCTTAATCCTCCTGATAAAGGTGTAATTTTGTATAATGCTCTTGCTAATACAGAAGCACCTATTCTATCAGGCGACCTTGTAGAAACAAAGTCATCACTAAAAAACATGTTTGCTGTTTCAACTATATTTTTCATATAAAATTTAGAGTTAAGATTTCTAAACAAAGAAGTTAAAACACCCATAGATAATTCTGTCATATCTTTTTCTACGGCTTCAGGTATGTCTTCATTGTATCGTAAAAACTTATTCATACTATCTTGCAAATCTGCCATAATAAAAAAGGGCATCATTACTGGGTCTGCTCTATTTAATTGAACATATCTTCCGTCAGCAGTTTTATATGAATAAGGTTTCCAACCTGTGTTAATTTCTCTTTCAGCATTTTCTCTATAGTTTCTCGAACCACCACCAGTAATTTTACCTGCTGACACTAAAGCAAATGCTCCTGTCCATAATACAGCACCCATAGTTGCTCTGGCGTTAGCTTCTGCCGCCGCCTCCACGTTTAAATATTTACCATCTGCTCCTTTTTTTAAAGCATGTCTTGTAGATAAAACCAGTCTATTTAATATGGGTAAATGTTGAAAATTCCATTTTATTAAATTAGAAGGTGTATTAATAAAGTGTAAACCTAATGCTCTTGACCATCTGTGTTTACTTGTAAAAGATAAAACACTACCTGTAATCCCGCCTTCCATTTTACCTGTTACAGGGTCACGGGAATAAGAAGATTCTGTATATGTAGATTCTCTTGCAGTTTGTAATGGGTCGTTTTCTTTTAATCTGTTTACATCTTTAATACTGGTACTCGTCATATCAGCAGTTTCCAACGCACCACCAGATGCACTTTTTTGATAATCTGCTTCTAGTTCTTTAAATCTAGCTTTGTAATCATCTTCTTTAATGACACCTTTCCAAAATCCTTTACCAGTTTCTTCTCGTATTAGTGTATTAACTTGTGATGCTACTCTTGCTTTGTAAGTCATAGTTTTAAGAAATTCATCACCTGCACTTAAAATTCTCATAGGAAAAGTTGTAGCGTAACCTAGCGGTCTAAATACATATTTATCAAGACCAACACCTACTGTTCCCATTCTATCTGTTAAAAGTCTTGATGTTTCTTGCAACCATCTTTGAAGTTGTCCTTGTCTAATGTTGTTATCAAATTTCATTTGTTTACTATCAAGTATACCTCTACCTTCCACAAAACTTCTTTTAGCCGCCATCAAAGCATCTTTAGTGTATAGAAAATGGTGAATGTAAGTATCAAATGCTTCTTTAGCTAATTCGTTTGCTCTTTTACTATCTTGTGGTGCTAAAAATGCGGCTCTGACTAACATAGTTAAAGGCTTCCATTGTGTTTGGAATAAACCCGATATAAGGTTAATGGCATGTGTATCAGGTGAAGACAGTAAGTTGTTATTAATAAATTCAGAAGTTAAATCCCAACCATTTACTTTTCTAGCATTTTGTAATGCCACAATAACTTGGTCTGTGTCATGCAGTTTAGCTATTGCTTTATAAAATTCTTTTGGATTTCCTGTTTTTAAAGTTGCCATTGTAGGGTCTTCAGGATTTAATTTTAATTCTGCGGCTCTAGCAGTATCTTTATTTAACTGCATAAATCTCATAGACCTCGCTATATTTTTAGTAATCTCTTTTTGATTTTTTAAAGTTTCACCTGCAATGTTTTGTCTTATCTCCAATTCTTTTAATACTTTAGCTTCGTCAGCAGGACTAATATTTAATACATGTAATTGATTGCTAAGTTTGATAATATCTTCACTTTGTTTAGCCAGTAAATCTCCATGTGCTAAAATTTCAGCATATAATAATCTATCGTTTATTGCTCTTGATTTACCCAATGCAATAACTGCGTCTGGATTTAATCCTATGATTGCCGCTTGTTTAATTGCATATTTTTCCGTAACTTCATCATTTAATATTTTACCATCTTTGACCATTTGGTCTGCAAGGTTTTTTAAATGTGGTCTCACGTTTGCAGGATATTTATAAAGATTTAATTCTTCTTCAGGAGACTTACCTATAGAACGACTTATTCTTAAATTACCAATTTTTTCATCAATAGTTCTACCTGTTAATGAACTTTCTCTTGCAATGTTATCTACTGTGTTTTTATCAAGATTTTTATATAATGCTTTATTAGGTTTAGGTTCTGATAAATCTTGAAATAATTGTTTACCTGTAATTTCACTTCTACCATATTCATGGATATCTTTTAAATTTTTAACTGCTGTATTTTTACTTCCTCTTATGCCTAATTTAAAACCTCCATAAGAAAACGCACCACCAAAAACTGTACCAAAACCAAATCCTGCACCTGTAGCTATTGCACTTCTTTTAAGACTAAACTCATCTGTTACTCCTGTTTTAATTTCTGTAAGTTGAAGCATAGTGTCTTGTGCTGTTGCTACTACTGCACCAATTTTACCTTCTACTAATGCACCTTTCATTACAGCTTTTCCCATAGCTTTGTTGGCTTCCATTTTTACTTGGGCTTCTAATGCTTCTTTTGTAATTTGACCTGCAATTTTACCTTTAAGAGCTTCATTTAATGCGGCTTTATAAGCAACTTTAGCGGCTTGACCTCCAATACCAAAAGATATTAAATTTACTGGGTCAGCTATCATTGCTCCGCCATTGTCATATAACCATGAACCAAAACTTCTATTTGGGTCGTCCCAAAATGATGGCAATGCGTGATAAGTGGCTGATATGTAACCTAACTGTGCATTTCTATCTGCACTGTCAGTAAACGCATTTGCTAAATCTTTAGTCATAGCACCTGTATTATTGTTTCTCCAAGACCTATCGTTGTAGAAATACTCTAATAAATCTGCATGAGACATTTCTGAAAATTTATTAAATCCTCTTGTAGTAAATTCCCCTTCTTCTCCGTCTCTATGAGTGTAATAACTTTTTAATGTATTATAAAATTCTTCTGTTTGTATTTCTTCAAGAGCTTCTTCTTCTGATGTTACTTTTCTTAATTTTGAGATTGTTGATGATGCTGAAATTTCATCTGTTGGTAGTGGGGGAAGTTTATTTTTTTTTATTCTGTTAGCTGACCTAGTTGCCATATTATCCTTCTATGTTGTATGAATTAAAAAGTAATTCTTCTAAATTTCTTCTAATATAAAAATCTTGGTTTTCATCTCCAGTAAATAGTTTTGCATTAGTTCCTAGTGTAGTTATAATATTGTCAAAATCTTCATTACTCATAGCGTTAAAAACATCTTGTGAAAATCCAGTACCAATAACTTCTTTTATATATTTTTTAAGTGTAGGTTCTGTTTGTTGTCTATATTTCTCATCTTCAGAAATAATACCTGAAAATATAGTAGCGGGAAATCTCGGTATATCCACATCTGCAAAGGCTTGTGTAATTTCATTTACATAATCTTTTAGAGTTATAGGCTCACCTCCTCTTTGCATAATAACTGTGTTGTTAGCTTTCTCTTGTGCTTCTTTTATTTGTATTTGTTCTGCTTCTATTCTCTCGTTTTCTATTTCAATCTCTTTTGCTTGATTTGGAGAAACTGTATTAGGAGGTGAATAAGTCCCATCTTCTTTAGCAACCCCTGTCCATGTTTTAGATACATAATCTTGTGTTTCTTCTATAAACTTTTTTCTCATTGGCTCTGTAACTTTTACACCTTCTTCTCGCCACTCATCTTCTTGGTCTAAAATTGCCATCTCCACATATCTTAATACGTCTCTTGTTGCATCTTCTCTAGTTCCTAAACCATCATCATCAAGAAAATATTTTTGATTAATTTCTTTTATCATACTGTCTTTACCAGTTGTGTAATGATGGTTAACATCATAAATAGGTTTTAAAGCTCCCGCATTAAATTCAGCTTCATATCTGTCCCACCTTATATTAATTTTAGGAAATAAACTTTGAGGAATATTTTGTGCCGCCATTTCTATCATAATTTCTGCGTGACTTTCAAACTCACCATTTGAAATTGCTAATAAAAAATCATTATTTTTTTTAGGGTCTTGCATCTGCCTTGAACTTGGGTCTGAATTAAAATATTTGACTAACGCATCTATCTGATTAACGTCTCCTTTACTTGCAATAATCAGTTTTCTTTTTATTTCTTCCATTTGTATAGTAGATTTTTGTGTACCATCTTCATTAGGTGTGAATGCCTCAACCCACACAGCTTGTGTAGCTTTAGCTGTGTTATAATTTTCATCTCTTCTTTCTTTTTGTATTACAGCATCTTTCCTTGCAGTAAGGTTTGCTTTTAAAACATCTGTGTTTCTATTTTTTCTACTATTTAAAGAACCTAAATCTTGACCATTAGTGCCTTGCCCTAAATTTAAAGACATAATCTTTTCTGCTCTTTCAATATCTTCAAGGCTATCTGCTGTATCAATGATAGAATTTACGTCTTGTCTAATAGCTTCCATTAGTTCTTCGTTAGTATAAAATTTGGTTAACTCTTTGTTGTCACTTGTACGAAGTACAGTTCCAAAAGATTTCCATTCTTCTACATATCTTGTATCTAAATCTTTAGTAGGAATTCTTCCTAATACTTGTCTTACTTCATCAATTTTATTTTGAGATGCAATTTCTCCTCTTTTTTTAGCATCTTGTACATCAACATCATTTTTCCAAACATTATAGAATGAACCAAACCCTGCCATAAAAGAACTATCTTGTCCTTCCATATCAGGTAAAAACTTTTTACTAAAATCGTTAAGATTATCTTTTGTAATATCGTAATCAGTCTCCATTGCTAAAGTCATTTGTTCAATAACTTCTGCCGCTTTTACTTTACCACTGTGAAACTGTGTAGTTGCATCAATGTATTTACCAGTTAAATCTGGGTGTTTACCTGCAAGTATCTCTCCTTGTATAGCTTCAAGAGTTTTACCTGATGCTTCTAATGCTTGTATCTTTTCTATTGCTTTATCTTTTTTATTATTAATTCTTAAATTTTCACCTATAGCAACGGATTGTGAAGCACTTGCTAACGCTTTAGCTAAGCCATCTGATGCTGACCCTGTTCTTACATATCCTGCGTTAGCCGCACCATAGTATTTGTTTGTTGATTGTCTGTTATATTTTGTAGCCATAATTATTAACTTGTTTTCTTAGGTTTTTTGTTAGTTTCATTAGTTTGATAACCTTGATAAGCAGAACTTGCGACCTCAATAATTAGTCCAGTTCTTGATGGGTCTATAGGAGGAGTTAAACTGTTATAAGTTTTTGCTTGATTAGCAAAGGCTTCTGATTGTTGTTCTTGTAATGTTGTTACATCTTTACTGTAATCTCTACTAATAGTATTCCAATCATCATCAAACAAAGCACCGATTGATTGAACAATTTTAGTACCATTACCAAATCCTGAATTTAATGCTTGTGCAATTTCACCATCTCGTTCTTTTTTAGAAATAATTTCTGCTAGTTTTTTTTCTCTATCAGCATTGACTTTTTCTCTGTCAATTTTAGTCATGTCGTGAAGATAACCTTTATCGGCATTTCGTCTTGTTGTCTCTTGGTCTCTTCTAATACCTTTGTTAGTAGCTTTCTTTTGTTGATACTCTGCAACTGTTCCTGCTATTTTAAGTGCCGCTTCAGGACTACACATATTTATTTTACCTCTTTCATCATTAATAAAAATGGCATCTTACCGATACCGAAATCTCCTATTTTTTTCTTTGGTTCAAATCCTAAAAATTGTAACCATTTTAAACTTTTCCAATTTCTTTCATCTACAAAATTGTAGACGTACTCATAATCTTTACTCATCTCTGTTACCCATTTGGGACATTCTTGAATAAATTGTTTAATATGTTTAAACAAATCCTCACTAGATAAAAGCCAGACTACTCCATAACCTTTTTCTTTTGTTGGACTAGACCCAAACATGCCAATTACACCTTCTGACTTTGTTCCAATTATAGAATAAATCTTTGCATTCTTTTGTGTAAATGGGATTACTAAAGCCTCTAATGGTGACGCACCATCTGAAGCCATAATTTCTTGTCTATCACCTTTTCTTATTCTAGGTGCTAACTGTAAGCTGTCCTCTAATTTTGCAGGACGTACATAATTTTCTTTCATTAAATCCTTCTTGCTCTATTGTGATAATAGCCTTCAACCTCTGCACCTGCGATATACATAGGCAAGTGAGATGAAGACTTAATATCTAAAGTAAATTCTGTGTTTTGACATTGTACAGGTACTCTTAATGTGCCTGTAGCTATAGCAGGTTGTCCTACTACTGATGTGGCTGTACCAATTATATAACCATTCATAATAGCTGTAGATGTATCTCTATTAGTAGGAGTAACTTCTACTTGAAAGTACCCACTGTTCTCAAAGTTAAATGATATGTTTCTTATTTGGTATCTACCTGAAGTTACCGCTACTAATCCTCTTCCAGTATTTTCTCTGACATACTGCGGGGACATTGTGTATTTACTTTCGTAAGGAACACCAATGTATAACGCTGTGTGATTACCAACGATTGTATATGTAGAACCTGATGTATTTGTTACTGTGTAATTATTACCATTAGTTTTATCTACTGCAATCAATCCAGTTTTTGCACCATAAGGTGATGTAAACGTAGTTAAACCTGTTGTTGCACTATACGTTCCTGTAACTGATGTTTTAAGGTCAATATAAACTCCATGACCTATTGTTGTATCTTTTAAATTTCTTAAATCTATCTTAACTAGTTTTGTAGTTGTGCCTTCTGAAACTAATAAGTAAATAAAACTTTCTAAAGACATACCACCTAAAATCTTAACACCTGTAAATGTCCATTTAGACCAAGCGTTTTGTACTTTCTCTCCACCATCAAAGAAATACTTATAGATGTACATTGTGTTAGCGTATGTTGTAGACACTGTGCCACTATAAGGAGCTGTTTGACTGTCTCCTGTATCTGACGTTAAAAATATTAAATTATCTTCTGTTGTATTACTTATAATTTGATAACAGTTAGTAGGTATTAAGTTTCCTACTGATACTGTAATGTCCATACCATCATTGGTAAGTGTATCATCATTAGCAAAGTATTCTCTAATTGCTGTATTGTTTGTTCTTGCTTGTGCAAAGTATGCAAACTTACCTGCTGACACTGGTGTTACTTTATCATCATGTTCAAATGACGATACTTCATTAAGTATAGCTGTTGTAGGTGATATACTTTCACCTGAACTATCTAATTTATATTGTGCTGTATCAGAAAATAATAATAAACTTTCATTAAATC